TCTTAAGTTTGCAGAGCAGTTAGTGAATACACATAATGGTGCTGGCGCTCCAGCTGCAAGACAACTTCTCTATGCTGTGGCTCCAATAGACCCACGCACTGGCAAAATGAACCTGACATATAAGAGACGTGCTGATGCAATCGTACATGCTCTTGATGATTTCAAAGGCAAAACAGGAGTGCTGCAACCACAAGATTATGATTTTATCGAACGTTCTTTGAAGCCTGTTATGAAGAAGCCTCTGACAACTATGGGAGGCAAGGCAATACAGTCAGCTTCAAGAGGCGTTAGATTCTTTAATAACATCACGTTGCTTTCATATACAACTCTTACATCTCTTGGTGACCTGATGTTACCAATCATCCGTTCTGGAAGTATGAAGTCTTGGATGAAAGGCATGTACAGCCTGAGAGATGCTGAGATGAGGCAAGCGATTAGAAACACAGGCGTTGCTATGGAGAACATCATTCACGAAAGAATGATTCATCTGTATGGCGCACCTGATGGCAAGGCATCACATGCTTTCTTTAATGCCACGTTGCTCACAGACTGGACTGATATGAACAGACAGATAGCAGCAGCAACTGGTTACAACTATTTCCAAGCTATGCAGACGAAAGCATTTAACAACTTCAAGGAAGGCGTGCCTTACGCACAGCAACCAGCATCATACAAAACTGCACACAGAGCTTTGAAGATGTATGGTCTTGAGATGTATTTGCCTGGGGCAGAAGTAAATCCAAAATCTCTTGGCGATAAAAACGTCTTGCAAGACAAGCATGTTAAGATGGCTATGATTAGATTCGCTGATGATTCTATCTTCCAGCCTAATGCAGACGACGTGCCAATGTGGGCTCAGACACCAATAGGTGCAGTTGTATTCCAGCTCAAGTCATTCCCGCTGATGATGACACGTCTTACAGGACACGTTTTTAAAGAAGCAAACAAGGGAAACTTTGGCCCACTGTTAGCTTTCGCAGCTCTTGGCCCGTCATTTGGTATGGGAACATTAGCAGCAAAAGATATTTTGCAGTCACGTGGTGGCGATGATGGAAGAAGCCCAGAGCTTAGAAAGAGAAACATTCTTAAATCTCTAGGCTATGACAAGAAAGTACACGGAGATGAAGACAACTTCCTTGGCTGGTATGTTGAAGGTTTAATTGTAATGGGTGGTCTTGGTCTTATTGGAGACATGATGCACACAGCAGTTGAACAAGTTGATAACGGAGCTTACGGAAGAGAAAGAATCTGGGGGACATTACTTGGCCCGACCTTTGGTCTTGGTAACTCAGCACTGAACTTTGCTGGAGGCATACTAGAAGAAGAAGGAACTGGTAAGAAGAGACAGGCAGTCAGAGAAATTGCCAACAGGATACCAGTTGTCGGTGGTAACAGAGCAGCCAAAGAAGCTATCGTTGATGCAGTTGCTGGTGAATCTGATGATGGTTCCAAGTCTTATCTAAGGAGCATCACTAAATAATGTACGAGTACGCCATAAAAGAAATAACCAAAGTAGTTGATGGCGATACTGTCGACATGGTGATAGACCTTGGCTTCAGTCTTACAAAGAAAGAACGTGTACGTCTTGCTGGTATCGACGCACCAGAAAGCAGAACACGTGACCTCGAAGAAAAGCAGATGGGACTCGAAGCAAAAGCATTTCTTACAAGACGTCTTGCTGACGGCGAACCTTCAGGACTCAGAGTGAAGACAGAAAAAGACGGCAAGTATGGTAGAATGTTGGGGTGGATTTACATAGGACAGACGAACTTAAACGAAGAGATGGTCTATCGTGGTTACGCCTGGGAGTATGACGGAGGCAAAAAAACAAAAAGCCTAGACGAACTGAAGGCAAGACGATGACCCAGAAGAAGCTGCAAAAACAATCAAAGTATGCAGAGTATGACGAGGATGGTGATGGCATTGTGAGTGACGAAGAACTCTCTCATATCAAAACTATCAAAGAGACAGAGACAGAATTACGAAAAAATTTAGCACAGTTACGCATGGCTAGGTTCACACTGATTGCTATGGGTGCGTTTACTCTTGCTATGTTTTTCGTACCAATAGAGCGAGTACAAGCTCTAGCGGATATTAGCAACCTATTCTATATATCAGGCGCTGGAATAGTCGGCGCATATATGGGAACAACAGCATGGATGAGTAGAAAATGATACAAGCATTGATAGGCCCGATAACAGGGCTACTAGACAAATTTATACCTGACGCAGACGAGAAGGCAAGAATCGCCCACGAGTTAGCAACGATGTCTGAGAAACATGCCCAGGAATTGGCACTCGCTCAAATAGAAGTAAACAAAGCTGAAGCAGCAAGTGGCTCTATATTCAAGGGCGGCTGGCGCCCAGCAGTTGGCTGGACATGTGCGTTTGCTTTCCTATACCACTTTATAATTAAAGACTTAATTGTGTTTGCCTGTGCAATAGCTGGTGTAGAAATACCAGAGCTACCAGAATTTGACATGGGTACACTTTTAACTGTCCTCGGTGGCATGCTCGGAATCGGAGGACTCAGGACATACGAAAAGCAAAAAGGATTAACTAAATGACATTTAAATTATCAGAGCGAAGCCTCGGCAAGCTTGAAGGCGTAAATGACAGTATGAAAATTGTTGTTATGAAAGCCATAACCCTTACGAAAATTGACTTCGGAGTTATTTGTGGTCTACGAACTCAAGAAGAACAAGAAGAGCTGGTAGCAAAAGGTGCATCCAAGACGATGAAGTCACGCCACCTTACTGGTGATGCCGTAGACTTGATGTGTTACATTGGTTCGAGGGGTTCTTGGGAATTGAATCTGTACGACGACGTTGCAGACGCAATGAAACAAGCAGCCCAAGACGAAGGAGTTGGAATCCGTTGGGGTGCTGCCTGGCAGATACCAGATATTCGTGAATGGGATGGAACAATGGAAGAAGCTATGACTGCTTATATAGACTTACGTAGGTCTGAGGGCAGACGTCCTTTCATTGACGCTCCACACTTTGAACTCAGCGAATAACAGGTTAGCAAACAAACTACTTATTATTATTGTCTTGGTCTGTTGGATACTTGATGACCCTTCTGCATTGCTTCTTCTGTACAATGGGGTCTCTCTTTTGTTCGAGCAAGTTAGCCATAACTAAACAACTTGCATGGCTAGTAAACTCTAGTCTTTTTAGTTTTACTTCTGACGACTCAACGTCTGGAACAATCAGCAACCACAAGCTATAAACAATTACTTCCTTCATTTAAAAGACCTATACTCAACAGTCTTGTTCAAATCTCTGGCTACCTTTATACCTTCTTTCATTCCTTTGGTTATACCTCTGTCTGTATAGACAACAACGTAGTCTGCAACCTCGTACCACTTAAATGCAGCTTCCAATCCTATTCGTCTTTCTGATTCCACATCTTCGTCTAGCACTTGCGTGTAGAGTAGATGAGATAAAAAAGGGCTCTCGCCCTTTTTTAATGAATCAAGCATACACTTACGTGCAAACTCTTTATTTCTTTTTCGGTCTGCCTCGTTTAGCCCTTTGTATGGGCTCTCTATTATTACTTTCATTTGTTATTTCTCCTCCAATAGCTCCATAAGCACACAAGTCCACCCATGAATCTGCATGCTCTGGTGTTTTTATAAGCCGTGAAATCTTCAAGCCAATCATACACATAACAACTTGTTCAGCTGTAATCTGTTTGCCAAGAATAACAGACCAAATCTTAGCAATGTCTTCGTGGTTCTTCTTTGCTGGCCCGTACACCTTGGCTCTGTCACTATTGATAAGCTGGTCTGCTGTACCCAAAAAGGATGTGCGATTAAATTTCTTATTCATTTTTCATTCTCATTTTTATCAGTTGTATTTGTGCTTCAAGTTCTCTCTTCTTGTGGTTAAGTTCCACAGTCTCTTTGCGAAGATGCTTGCGTTTGTCATTGGCTTTTGCAAAGTCATCCTTCTCAAGATTACTTCTTGCAATGCGTTCTAGTATGGAGTTGATTTCGTTCTCGTTATATTCAATCTCTTTCATAACTTCGGAACGTTCTTTGTGTAACGTTACAAATTTCTTTTCCAACTCTTCATACTTCATGTCAGCTTCCCTTCGGCAACGGTTCATAAAGCTCGTAAAAGTTACACAGTTCTCTGGCACTTCGTCCGTGTTTCTGGCAATGCCAGTCACCATCTGACTTGGCGATTGCAAACTTACACGTCGTGCATGATTTGGGAACATCAATTTGCCCCCAACACGCACCCCTTTTAAAACACCCTCGGCATCTCCAATCTGTTTCGTCATTACTAATCTTCCTCGCTTTGTTAAGTAAAACCCTCTCAATCCGTTCTTTGATAAACATAAATTCAAGGTCATCATAATCCACAATCTCAGAATGGTATTCGCTAGTATTCTTATTGATTGCTATAAAAAAAGATGTACGCATTTGCGACATCCCCATCATCATTTGTAGCTGTGAATAATATCTTGGATGTGATTTCTTCACGCCTTCCTTCTGAAACTTTTTCCATGAAGCATCGTTCATGCTTTTTATTTCGAGAACATGTAAGTCTTCTTTGCTCTCGTCTAGCTGGATATGTCCGTCCATGTGACAGACGACGTGACCACCTAGCTCTTCGTAAGTATGTTGTTTGCCAGTCAGTCCGTCT